TCCGGGTGAGAGGGGTCCCACCATGACATTTCGGCCTCGATGAAACGGCGCTGGATGAAATCATCCCGCGTACCGCGCGAGAAATGCGGCAAGCTGCTCTCTGATGATTTCGGATCGACAAAGACATTGGGCTGGTTCGTTCCCTTGTCCACCGCCGGGCAACCGAGTTCCGTGAACCAGACAGGCTTTGACTTCGGCACCCAAGCTGTCGGTTCAGATGCTTCAACCCCGCCCGGACGGTCATAATGAAGATTGGACCACCAGTTCTTAAGGTCTTTCGCGCGCCACACCCAGGGCTTGCCATGAGCACCATCCGTAATGGGCGTTCGGATTTGTGCGGCGCGGTCTTCATCGCTTGCGTAATACCAGTCATAGCCTTCGCCACCCGCGATGCGGGAACGAAGATAGGCCGTGTCATAGATCGACGGCCATTCCTGCGCGTCGAGATGCGTGTCGCCGTCACGCCAATCCGTCAGCGGCGGATACATATCAATGCCGATGAAATCGATATTCTCGTCCGCCCAGAGCGGATCGAGATGAAAGCGGAAATCACCCTCGCCGAGATCGTGGCCGCGATATTCGCTCCAGTCTGCGGCGTAGGAAATCTTTACATCCGGCCCGAGAATAGCACGCACATCCGCCGCGAGCGTACGCAGCGCAGCGACTGCAGGATAATTGCCTTCGCTGTCGCGTGCCTGTGTCAGCCCGCGCAGTTCCGATCCGATGATGAAGGCATCGATACCGCCGACAGATGCACAAATCTCCGCGTAATGCAGCACCATGCGGCGGTAGGACCATTCATTTTCCTCAAAGAAGGCAGCGATACTCGCCGCGACATCGCCTGTCGGCGCGATGCGCCCGCGCCACGGATAAGGCGGTTGCGTGCCTGCGCCAGACGGGTCAGGCAAGGTGCTGTCTGCCGGAATATCCATCATCACGAAGGGGTAGAAGGTGACGGCCAGTCCCCGCGCCTTCAGTTCCGACAGCGCATGACGAACACTTGCGTCAGAGGGTGTGCCGCCATAGGCGGGTTTGCCGTCGATGCGGCTTACTTCCGCTGCCGCGAAACGCGAGACACCGGCGACGCTCCACATTTCCGGCCAGGTGATCTTGTTGCGCGTTTCGACCTTTGGCCGGATGGAACAGGAGCCGCAGCGCAGATCATCTCCAAACCACGAAACGACGAGCGAGACAGCACGCGCTTCTGGTAGTGCGGCTTCAAGCTCATCTATAGCGGTGACGAAATCCGTTTCACCGCTCGCCATATGCGTATTAAGTGTGCGACTAGATGCTTCGGTGAGGATTTCGCGCCGAGGCTCCGTGTCATAGATATATTCGCCCGTGCCGGGAATGATGGTGACAGCGCGCACGAGGCTTTCCACATCATCAAGCGTGCGAAATACTTCAAAGCTCAGTTGCGGAATACGATTGCCGAAGGGCGTCACCTTCATATTTTCAAACACGATATAGGCAAGCCCGCGATAGGCGGGTGCCACGCCTTCAACCGTTTCGATCAGCGGGTCCGGCATCTGTGTTTCGCTTCCGCGATGGAGACGCCATGAAAGGCCAGCGAGCGAGAGCGGTTTTCCATCTGCCCAGACACGTCCGATGCGCGTGATCTCGCCCTCGCAGAGCGCGACGGCAAAGGAGACGGAGTAGCTATATTCCGTGACGGAAGCAGACGAGCCGCTGCCCTTGCCGCCGCCGCTCCTGCGCGTGTGGCGATGCTCGACATAATCCGTCGCCCAGATCACCTGCCCGCCGATGCGCGCGCGGCCATAGACCTTCGGTATCGGCGCGCCTTCGCTCGACGCCATGACATGAAGATCGCCAAGGCGCGGGCCCTCCACATGTGCGTTCATGCCGAAGAGGCGCGCATCGACAAGCGACCCGGCAATGCTGCCCAGCGCGCTGCCGAGTGCTGCGCCCGAAACCGACAAGCCGAGAAAGCTGAGGCCGGAAGGCAGCAGGGCGCTGCCGATGGCAGAGCCAGCGCCCGAAAGAATGAGAGTTGCCAAGGATCAGTCCTCGAACCTGAATGAGCGATCTTCCGCTTCGACGCCGGGGAAGCGGAAAGCGGATGCCGCGCGCGACCACCACCAGCGGCCAATATGTGTTTCCGTCACCGCATGGCCGGACCAGGCATGGATCATCCGGTCCGGCCCGCTCAGAATAGCAATGTGTTTTGCGGGGCCGTGCCGTCTCATGCGGAAGAGAAGCGCATCGCCTGCGCCTGCCGTCTCAATCGGGATTTCCTGAAGGTGACGCCGCGCGGCCTCTGCCATTGTCTCCTTGCAACTGCCCGGCGCTTCGGCCCAGTCTGCCGTATAGGGCGGCGGTGTTTCCGGCTCCGGCCCGATCACCTCGCGCCAGACACCACGAAGAAGGCCGAGACAGTCACAGCCTGCCCCTTTCACGCTTGCCTGATGGCGATAGGGCGTGCCGATCCATGACCGCGCGGCGGTGACGATTTCCATGCGGCGTGTCATGTCAGTTCCCCGCCCGCGCCAGCACGAAATCATTGCCCGGCATATACGGGAAGCCGCGGAAGTTTTTCGCGTTGGCAAACCGGATGTGGCAGGTCGAAAATTGCTTGTCACATCCGGCGAGGATGCTCACCGTATCGCCCGGTGCAACGGGGCGTGCAGGAGCACGCCAGAGTTCCAGCCGCCCGTCCGGCGCGTGTGACTTCACTTCCATCACCGCGCCCTCATTCGCCCCGCTGGCGAAAGTGAGGCGACCGCGCGTGAAGTGACCCGCCGCGAAGTCAGACAGTCCCTCGACAATGAGTGTGGCGCCGCTCGCGCTCATGACGGTTCCGGCAATTGTCCAGTCATCCGTATCAAGGCCGCAGCGTGCATCACCGAAATCGGCATCGCAGCCATATTGATAGAGGCGGCCGGTGGGCTGGTTCAGCCTGTGCGCAAGGCCGCGCAGTTCGGCGGTGAAAGCGGCACCGGAGCGGGCGATTTCTCCAAGATTTCCCTTTCGCATGAGAAGGCGCTCATCGACATTCGTCCAGTTCACGCGCCATATCTCAATGTCGGCATCATCATAAAGGCCCGCTGCGAGGTCCCCTTCATCGAGGCGCAGCGAGCTGAATGCGCCTGCGACATCGAGATTGTCCACATTGAGGCCGCTCGATGTCTCAAGGGCGGACGCGGTGAGGCCGCATGCTGCCTCATAGGTCACGCCGTCAAACGTGAGGTTGCAATCATGTTCGGTGAAGCCGAGTGTGACGCCATCGCGGCGCGTGAGCTTCCAGCACCAGGCGAGCGTCGTCGTTCCGCCTGCGAGGTGTGCAGCGAGGCCAGGAGAAATCTGCTTCATCTGTCAGAGCCTGATTTCGATGACGGGAATGTCGGGGATGCTGCCCGCTTCGAAAGCGGCGAGATTGATATCGAGAAAATCCGTATCGAAGCGCACCGGCACATCGAACTCGAATCCGGCTTTCACCACGGCGCCGGTTGCAGGCGGCAGGGAGAAGGTGATGACACCGCTTGTTGCATCAAGGTTGAAATCCTCCCCCTCCTCCATCGGTGCGCCGGAAACTTCGACAATCACCGAGCCTGCAACCGGCTTCACGATCTCCCTTGTGTAGCTTGCCTCGCCCGAGAGATAGGTTTTCAAAAGTTGAAATGTCCGACGTTCACCATCGCCCGTTCCAATCACCTGATCGTTTGCGGCGACGGAGGCCGAGGGCGGGCAGCTTTTCCAGTCCGTCCGGTCGCGCCAGCGAAAGCCGTAAAGCCTGCCATGCCTTGCCTCGAAGAAGGCGATGAGGGCGTGAACATCATCCAGCTTGCGAAGGCCGAGGCCCGCATTGAAACGCCGCCGCGACATGGCCCAGGGCGTGTTGCGCTCCTCACGGCCGGAGCCAAGCGTGATGATCTCTGTGCGCCGCTCCGGCCCGCCGCTCGCGCCAAGGGAGATGTCGAGTGGGAATCGAATTTCATGAAAGCTCATGTCAGAGATTCCTGTTTCCCCGCGCACTGGCGCGGCTGAGCATGGCGGCGATCTGCGATTCCGATCGGCGGAAGCTTGCGGCGTCTGTCGCTGTGACATTGAAGGTGATGTTCACGGGCGCTGATCCCCCCTGCGCGGCAACGCCGAGCCGCCCGTCCGCGCCGCGCTGAAGCGGCAGGATTGCCTCTGCGCCCGCCTCTCCCGCTAGGCCGGCGCCACCGCGCAAGGGAAAGAGCACGGGGCTCGAAACGACGCCGCCTTTCGCAAAGGGCAGCACGCGCCCGTCCGAGATGGCATTGCCATTGGCGCTCGGGATGACACCGCCAAGCAGATGGCCGAGGCCGCCCGAGACGGCACCCGTGATCGTCTTCACCGCGCGGTCAAGCGCCATGCGGGATATATCGAGCGCAAGCTTGCGGAGCGTGTCGGAAAGGGAGCGTCCTTTGAGCGCAATGCCTTCAAAGGCGTTGCCGAACGCATTGCCGAAATCCCGCCCTTCCCGCGTGGCGCGGCGCAGTTCCGTGCTCACGGATCTGAGCGCGCGCTCACTATCAAGCGCAAAATTGCGCGCGGCGTCGCCCGCCTCCAGCATGGCGCGGGTGATGTGTTCGGGGTCTGTCTGCTCTGTCATCTTTTCAATCCGGATAGGCTTCCATGAGAGCGGCAAGGTCGCTGCGATCGGGTGCTGCGGGAGCGTTCCCGCGCAAGGCGCGCGCAGCGGCAGCAAGTTCAGGCAGTGTCATGCGCCAGAAGGTTTCAGGCGGCAGACGAAGCGTGCCAAGGCCGAGCGTCATCGCTTCCGCCCAGGGAAAGCGCGGGAGGCTCACTGCGTGGCCCCGCCAAAGGTTGCCGAGAGAAGATCGGCGACGATGGCTATGAAGCCTGCTGCACCGCCTTCCGCCGTCATGCGGGCGACATCTTCATCCGTGCAGTCATGCCCCGCACCGCGAAGCCCGGCGCCGATGATCTTCACCGCGTCCATGGCCGAGATACGCCCGGTTTCGAAGCGGCTTGCGAGAGAGAGCATATCCTCGCCGCCAAAAGCCTGCTCCAGCTCCGCGAGTGCGCCGAGCGTCAGCACCAATGTCTTGCGGGAGCCATCAAGCATGGCATCGATTTCACCGCGATGTCTGTTCGGCATTATTGATCCCTCTTACAAAAGAGTTGCTGACTTCCGTGTTCTGATGATTCTATTCTGACGCTGATGCCGCAGGGGCATGGAAATGGAGGGCTTTCCATGAGGCGTCTTCTTTCTCTTTTTTTTGGTACTATTCACCTTGCCGCATTGCCGCATGCGGGCCGCAGCTTGCAACGCTGCCGGTTGCTGACTTCCCACTTTACAAGCCGAATCTCACAGGTGTTGCCGAGCCGGCGACGATCCGCGGAACGCATGAAGAAGCTCAAGGATTATTCGGAACACCCGGTACCAGCGTTGGTGTCTTTGCGATCAATGGTAAGGTTTCGTTTGAAGATGATCTTCTCACCGCGCCTATAGAGCTTGTGCCGGGCAAACAGTCCCTCGCCATTGGCTATACTCATGGCAGATACTACACCACAATTCCGGTCATGCTTGATGCGAAGCCCGGAGGACGATACGTCGTTAAGAGCGACGAAGATGTACATTGGATGGACGGACTCAAATACGACCGCATCCGGAAGTGGCTCTATATCGAGGATGAGATAACAGGCGAAATCGTTGTTCCCAAAACTCCCGACCTCATTCAAACGATAGAACAACGCTATGAACTGCCCACTGGCGCAGATGTTGCGACGATCAGGGGTACAGAAACGGATTCAGCCATCGAAATCACCGCAGCTTTTCCTGTTTCTATCGATGGTCAGATTGTGCCAGAAGGCAGGGAGGCGAATATTCTGTCGCCTGCCAGGTGGGATCCGTCAAAACCGGTGACGCTTGTACCCGGCGTGCGCGCGATAGCAATCTTGATGCGGAGTGGTTCTGGAAATCTGTATTTGCCTGTTCTTCTCGATGTCAAACCTGGCGCTTCCTACATTGCCAGATATGAGCACAGCTTGAAGCAGTTCGATAGCCAACGCTTTTTCATTTACACGGTTTGGGTTGAAGATGCGGTAACAGGCGAGATCGTCGTTCCGAAGACGGATCTGCGTGGCAGGCGCTTATTGACATTGTAGATCAGGCCACCGTGAAGCTGATTTCACCGGCGCTTTCCAGCGCGAGGTCGAAGGTGACTTCGCCATCATGGTCGCCTGCAAACTCGAGAGCGGTGATCTGGAAAGGACCGCTCACCGTACCGAAAGAGGGGATCACCACCTGCCAGTTTCGGATGGAGCCCGCAAAGAAAATACTTCTGACGCTTTCATCGGATGATGCGTCGCGGAAAATTCCGCGACCCGTGATCGCGGCGGAGCGGATGCCCGCCCCTTCCAGCAGCTCGCGCCAGCGGCCTGCGGATTCCGCATGGGTAACATCCACGGCGCGCGCGTTGAAGGAAATGGCGCGGGAGCGCAGGCCCGCCACCGTGGTGAAGTTCCCTTCGCCCGTGCTGTCGAGCTTCAGGAGCAGATCCTTGCCTTTCTGGGCAGTCATGCGGTTTCTCCTGTTTTTTCGGTGATGGCGCGGAAGCGGATTGTGCCGCGCCATGTTGTTCCATCCGCCTCGCGCCGCGTGGTGCTGTCGAGAAAGCGGAGATTGACGAGGTTGTGACCTTCGAGCGTGAGGGGCTTGTCATCGAGCGCCGCATGAACAGCACCAAGGATGCTCTTTGCCTCCATGCGGCCGCCGCTGCGCGAGAAGCAATGAAGCGCGAGGCGATGTTCCATGCCGCCCGGCCAGTTGCGCGTGTCATTCTCGCCGAGCACAAGGAACGGAAAGACGGCATCTCCGGGTGCATTGTCGTAAATGCGCGCACCGACCAGCGCGGCAAGCGACGTATCCGCCGCGAGATGTGCGAATATTGCTTTCTGAAGGGCGAGATCGGCTGTCATACGCGGGCCTCACAATCAAGAACGAGAAAGCGCTTCTCATCATCCGCATCGCGCAGTGCACGAATGCCATAGGCTCGCAGGCGCCAGAGAAGTCGCATTTCCGTGGTCACATCCTTGCGGTAACGGATGGTGACGCGAAGGCGTGTGCGCGCGGCAAGCCGATCAGCGCTTACACTTTCATCTCCTCCCAGTTGCTCGACCTTTGCCCAG